GTTTGGTGGGGTCTGCCCCGGCCGTGGAGGCGGCCTTGAAGATCGCGAGCTCGCGGGCGGTGTCGGCCCGTGCTTTGTTCGCGTCGGCGATCTGCTGGGCGAGGGCTGCCGGGTCGGGGATGGCCTCGCCTTCCTTGGTGAGGCCGAGCTTCTGCAACAGTTCGTTGCGGGCTTCGTCGGCGGCCGTCTTCTTCGCCAGGATGCGGTCGTCGCCATTCTGCTTCCGGAGCTTCTCGATCTCCGCCCGGGCCGCTGCGGGGTCATCCCACACAGCAGGCGTGGCGGGTGGCTCGGTACCGGCCGGTGGTGCTGCGGGTGGTTCGCCGGCGGGGGGAGTAGTCCCCGCCGGGGGGTCGGGCGGTGGGGGGGGCTCTTGGGGGGGTTGGCC